GACACTCAGAAGCTCTATGCCGAAGACAAGGAAGAGGATGACAAGGACTCGAAAAAGGCCAAGCGCGTCTGGGACAAGGATGAGAAGAAGTGGGTGGAGTCGGCTGACAAGGACGAAGACAAGGATGAGAAAAAGGCCGAGGACAAAAAGGAAGACGAAGACAAGAAAGAGGCTTCCGCAGCCCTCGTGAAGAAGGACGACAAAAAGGCCGAAGACAAGGTTGAGGACAAAAAGGAAGAGAAGCCTGTCGAAGTGAAGGCCGAAGACAAGAAGGAAGTTCCTGAATTCATCCAGAAGAAGATCGATGAGTCCAAGGAAAAGAAATCCGCCGAGAAGGACGAGAAGAAAGCCGAAGACAAGAAGGAAGACGGCAAGGATGTAGAGAAGAAGGCGGAAGACAAGGCCGAGGAGAAGGAAGAGAAGAAGGCCGGTATCAATGAGCTTAACATCGAGCTGACGGGCGCGGCTGACGAAGAAGTCGAGCCTGACCCCGAAGCCGACAAGCAGCTTGCATCTCTGTTTGACGACGGGTTTACCGCTGTCGAAGAGGAGAAGGACGAGGAGGAAGTCAAGTCGTCCAAGAAGGCTGGAATTAAGAAACTTGGTGGACAGCCGAAGGTCGCCTCAACGTCTGGCGAATCGGTGGACATCAGCTCGATCTGGGAATCGGCACCCGATGTGAGTCAGGTTTTCAAATAGGCCGGAAACAAACGAAACAAGGTAAGAGGAGAAATAGCAAATGAGTCTCACAATTCTGATTCGCGGTATGCTGAACAGTATTCCTGTTCTCGCTGATGTCTGCTTCACAAAGGCAAACTATGGCGCGAACGTGGACGGAAACACAACCCTGTCGCTCAATACGCCTCGCGGCGTGCTCGGCGGCTCCGTTGCTGGTATTTCCGCAGGGAACGATTACACGGTGTTCCCCTGCACGGACGTTCTGCGTCCTGTTGGTCTGTTCGTCAATGATGCGGCTGGCGCGGCGTTTGAAAACAGCCCCGCAGTGGCGAGCGGCAAGATTGCCGTCATGAAGTGCATGGCGTCGTTGGAAGTCGATGTGTATGAGACAAAGGGCGTCGGACACGGCGACATCACATACACGGTTGGCGATCTGCTGTACTGTTCGGCTCAGGGCCTGCTCACGAACGAAGCGTCGAACGAGTCGCTTCCGAAGACCGTGATCGGCGTTCTGACGAAGAAGCCGGTAACGGCCAGTCCCACGATGGGTCTGGATATGCGCATATAGTGGATTTTGAATGCACCGAAGTTCGGTGGTTCAGAAAACGATTTTGAAGCAAAATCGAAGGGGGTTGGTTGATACCAACCCCCTTATCTCAGAGAGATGCTTCCGGCCAAATAAAAACTCGTGGCCGATACAACCCGCAAGGGATGAGTGGAGGTTAATCCAAATGGATAACCAAACTAAGCAGGATATCATATCCCAGCACATCCGCACTGCCGCAGGCAGGCAGCGGTTGGCTGCGAGCATTAAATGAATAGTGCTCGTAAAATCCGGTAAACTGCTGGAAACTCCCTAACAGGACAGAGTAGATAAAGAATGACAATCAACGGCATAACGATAAGTGAAGAGAAGCTTGCAAGGCTGACTGGTATATTGTCGGTTGAAGAGCTTACATCTCTTTATGAGGTCGAAGGACTGGCCGATAACGAAATTGGAACAAGGGTCGGGTTGACTGATCGCGATGTCTGCCGAATTCGGAAGATATACGGGATAGAAACCGATCCAAGTTACGGTTTGCGTCGGAATAGTCTTCGTTTTGTGCCGCTGACAGACTTGCAGAAGCAATACCTTCACGGTAGTTTGTTTGGCGATTCGTGTATTGCCATTCAAAAATCGGGCTCAGGATACTGGCGAGTTCGCCACTGTCTTGCGCAGGAAGGTTACTTGCTGAGGCAGGCGGAACTTATGAAGCCGTTTGTTGCGAAAGTATCTTATGGCGAGAGGCCGTTCGAGAAAGGTGGTAAACTTTTCCCGTATGTTGACGCTCGTTCGTATGCGCTTCCGCAATTTACCGAGCTTCGTAATAAGTTCTATCCCGATGGAGAGAAGAACATCACAGCCAAACTTCTTTCGGAGATGACACCAGTTGGTTTTGCCTTCTGGTTCATGGATGATGGAAGTTGTACTGGTTACGGGTTTGATATAACAACCTTTGACCAGTTTTTCAGAGACACTGAAACCGCCAGTCGCGTTATGAAAGATACGCTTGGATTATCCATTTCGGTTAGATGGAGTTCCGATGGCGAAGGCAAGGTTCACATTCTTCGGGATAGTCACGATAAGGCTTGGAACTACATCGAGCCTTATATGTGTTCCGATCTTGTTCACAAGATTCCATTCAAGTATCGTCCTTCGTGGGACAATCAGCATCCAAGCCTGACTGGAAACGGTCGGGAAGGTTCAACGACTGGTGGAAGCCTAAACTCGGAAGAGTATGGCGATAACACACCTTCTGAGGAAGTGATTCTTCAGAATACGCCGGACACCTGCGAAAATCAGGTGGTGATACAGTCTGAACTCGTGGGCAACTACGAGAGACGAGAAGAAATTCTTGTCCGTGCCTAGTAGATAGGCTTGTAACAGATTTGGATTCAGCCGCTCCGCAGGCGGCGTGATTACACATCAGTCGGGCGCAAGGCGTTTTACGTCGAAGCACTCCCTGATGGCGCACTCCCGATCTACGACAAAGACCCGAACATCACGGCCTATGTTGTTGGAGAAGAGGGAGAGAACATCGTCGCGGTCGCGAAGCCGAAGCGCGTTCTGTTTCCGCTGTTCGAGATCGCCAGCAATCCCGAGATTCAGCTCACCGAGATCAAGCAGAGGCGTTTCGATCTGATCGAGCGTTCTGTTGATCTGGGCAAGGCCGAGATTCAGGCCGAGGAAGACCGCAAGGTTTTCGCGGTTATGGATGCTCTGGCGGCTGATCCGACGAACCCGAACCCTGTCATACCCGTGACGGGCAACCTGACTGCCAACGCGCTGGCCGATGCCTTCGCGAACGTGGAACGGACGGACATCAGGGTGGCAACCGTGTTCCTGAACGCCAAGGATTATGCTGACCTGCGCAAGTGGGATAGGGATACCCTCGACATCGAGACACAGGCAGTCCTGTTGAAGACTGGCCTCATGGCGACGCTGTGGGGTGCCAAGCTCATCGTTACACGTATCGTGCCGGAAGGCATTGTGTATGTGTGCGGCGAGGCGGAATTCTTCGGGCGCATTCCTGTCCGCACCGAGTTGACGGTGCTGTCGGCGGATGATCCGAAAAACAGGCTGATAGGCTTCAGCATGTTTGAACAGCTCGGAATCGGTGCGTATAACCCGTATGCACTTCAGCGCATGAGCATCTTGAGAGTTTAGTATTACTAGCGTATAAAACGCAGTAATATCGAGCATTTAGAAGCCCAAGAGAAATCTTGGGCTTCTTTTTGTGTTGACGGTTATCCCTATCTCATGTATGTTGTAAGGAAAAATGAAAGGGATAGTATGAAAACAACACTGTGCTCTAGTTGCGGCGGACTGGTAATAGACGGCAAACAGAAGTATCACCACTTGAAGAGATGTGTTGGCTACAAGCAAGAAGGTGTTGACCATCTTTGTTGCATGGTTTGTGGATACAAGACACCGATGATTTCTCACCATATTCACATTCACGGAATGAGTCTCGAAGAATACCGAGTGAAATATCCTGATTGTAAGGTGGTTCTCCCATCTGTTACGGAGAAAAGAAGACAGTCCCTTCTCGCAAATGGCTGCTTCAAGCCAGTCAGTGAGCGGCGCGGCTCGGTTCAATGCGACAAATGTGGAGACTGGTTTATCTTCGGTGGAATGACAAAGCACTTGCAGGAATGTATCGTGAAGAATCCTGACAAGTATGAGTTAAACAAGGACTATGTGAAGTGTCCCGAGTGTAATCAAGTTTTTCTGAGCCTGAGCACCCACCTGAGAAAAGAGCACGGTTGGGACGATGAGAAACTTCATATGGAGCACGGAAGGGGGCTGTATCTTCGGGCCAGCAAAATCATAGACAAGTGTATCAAGTCCACTACCGACAAGCGATCCTTCATTGAAATCAACAAGAAGCGTGAGCAAACAGTGCGAGAGAAATACGGTGTGGACAATGTGTTCAGTCTTCCCGAAGTCCAAGCAGCGATGATCGAAACCAGTCAGCGTCGGTATGGAACAAATCATCCGATGCAGAACGAGGAGATATTCACGCGGCAAACTGACTCGGCACATCGCGGCCCGTCCGCGCTTGAGGTATTCTTTGACGAGCATACCTGCGAGCAGTGCGTTTACATTGGCTATGGCGGACGTTTCATCCGTACAAAGACGGGCGTTCACAAGTATGGCAGACTCATTAAGGACTTGAATCCCGACTTTATAGTGCTGTCGAGCAATGTGCTGGAATCGGCCTTGGCTGCATCGAAGGAACATAGGAAATTGAGCAGTGAGAGGCACCGATCCCGCTATGTCATAGAGCTTCTTGGCGATTACTATCATTCCAAAGAGGTCATTGGCGTCGATCCAGTCGAGCACGAAAAGGAACTCGTCGCCGCATACCGATCCGCCAATATCGAATGCCTTGTTCTGTGGGAAAATGATGTGATGACTCGCTGGGAGAGCATCCGTCCGATGGTGGACGCTTGGATTGACAAAGCCGTCAAGGACATGAATGAACACCCTATTTTCAGCAGGGCTACAAAGAATAAGGTTGACCGCCGAAAGGGCGATCTGCTGGTTCCTGATGGCTCAGGGAAGAAATTCAGGAGCCACAAGCAGCTAGATAAGTGGCTGGCGAGCCCGCTCAATTACTGGAAGCCGGGAATGGTTGAAGGCAAGGATTATGTCGTCTGCCAAGAATGCAACGCCCGCGTCGCCAAGGCAACAGAGCACATTCGCAAGTCGCACGGCATGACAAAAGAGCAGTATCTTGCCAAGTATCCCGATGCTACTATGGTATCCGCGTCTATTGGCGAGGCATTACGAGCAAGCGCGGCACCCAGAGGCCCATATGTTCCGAGCATCGCCTACCGATGCCAAGATGGCACAATAGTTCGCAAGAAGGACGCATGGCTGCGATCTTGGTCGCCAAACCAGCCACCGCAGGACAGTATCGTTGATGGTGGCCTATATGATCCGTGGAAGGACAAAGTAGAGTCGGTGGATTTCGTCACCTGCAAACTTTGCGGACATCGTGCGGCCAATTTGTCTCGCCATATCAAAACGCATAGTGTTTCAAGTTACGATGGCCCGCTAAGGTCTCAGAAGTGTATTGAAAACATTTCCGCTGGCGCATATACGGCATGGGATATTCGCGGCAGAAAGCCCGAGCGCGATTTGTCGCAGAACAAAACGCACAAGCAGCACGGCTTGACGAAAGAGATTTTAGAGCAGTTATATGTTGCCGAAGCACTTTCTGACGCCAAGATAGGAGAGCGATACGGAATGACTGGCGAAGGGATAGCTTACCAGCGCAAGAAGCACGGTATACAGACACGGCAAAGAGTTCACCTTGCCTCATAATTCTTTGATATTTGCCGCTAGGGTAGAATGTTCAAATACGGCGACAAGGTAGTTCTCAGAAAGCGCGGAGCCATCGGACGGGCCACGGGCTATGTCCGTAGTGTCCTTTCAACTGGACAGATTGTGGTTAAGTGGTATCCAAGCGGCACCGAAGTAAAACACTGGCCCGAAGAACTGGTAAAGGAATCCGAACTTCACACGTTTACGGCTCGCATCGCTTCCATAGCCGAGAAAATAGCTTACAGTCCGATCCGCGTTGACAGGCGGACTGTCAAGGACATCATCGACGAGTTTTTCAAGTTTGTCGAATGGGCGGCCAAGAGCCAGCACCCCGAGCAGCCTTTCGGCGTCCTGACGATTCTTGCCAAGGAAGTGGAGATGGAGAATGTGAAGGGCGAAAGGTTGTCCGTTGTTATCAAGCTGGTATCGAAGCCTGACTCCTCCGACGAGCCCGTGATTGCAGGCGGCGCGGGATTCACGACGAGCGGCGGAGTGAGAAAGCCTGCCGCGTTCATCAACGTCAACGGAAACTTCAATGCGTTACAGTTTCTTGGTATTCGACGGGATGTTGAGATACGGTTGGACGATCTAATTTCACACGAGCTGGTTCATTTGGCTGATGTGCGAATGGATGAGCCGTCTGCCGGGAAAACATTCCGCCAAGTGCCCGATATATCGGAAGTGAATATGCAATCCTACGCGAACCATCCTGCTGAAGTGCGGGCGTATATGCGCACGATTGTCAATCAGGTGCAGCGGGCGGTTGACGCGATGAGAAATGAAACCGATGTTCACAGGGCTGTTGACCGCGCTCTCAAGATGAGCAGGACATGGGCCATGATTGAAGAATACCTGAACGAGAAGAACCGCCGAATCATTCTGGACGCGGTGTATCGGGCCGTGGCGGGGGCGATCCAGCAACGGCAGATGGCGGCAAGCAGTCCGTAGGGCCAGTCTCATTCTTTTGCAAATACCTTCAATTTCTCTGGATTTATACCTTCTTATTGCAATGTATCAGTGTAAGGAGATTGAAACTATGAACATTGAAGAACTCGGAAAAATACTGAATCAAAAGCGGCTCGTTCGATGTGATATCGAGCGACGAGTTGAACTTCGTCGCAGTGAGCTGGCAGATGAAATTCGCGTGAAGCTCAATGATGAATACGGTGCGGAACTCTCAGCCGCTCGTGCCGAAGAAGCCAAGACTGAAGCCGAATGGCGGAATGAAAAAGACCGCGAAAACCTCGTGGCTTCGGCTTCCAAGTTGCCGTATCCCGAGAGCACGATTCTGCGGAAATGGCGGTATGAATGCTACTCGAAGGTATGGAGAGTGGAATACGGAGAGTTCGTGCTTCAAGTTTTCCGCGAGGGCGACAAGATTTCCCGAAATTATCGGTGGGGCAAGAGGCCGAATGTCGGGGACATTGTTTTGCGAGCCATGAAGAAAGACGGGACGCCGAGCCTTGCGGTTGAAAGATGGAATGATTACATGAAGAAAAGCGTGCTTCCCAAGGGGCAAGAGCCCATAGTCGAGCAAAAAGCGTGATTATCTCTGGATTTTTTCACTGTTGTTGCAATGTTGTAGTAGAAGGAGATTGAAACGGTGAGTAACGTGAAAGACATCAAAATCGTTGGCGATCTGGACACGCTCGGTATTGCCGAGGCAACCTGCGAGTCGGTTGACTCCGATCTGGCACTGGAGTTTCTGGAGAAGGGGCACAACATTGCCAAGGCCGACGTGCCTGCCGCTCAGAAGGCGGCCAAGATGATTACTCGCTTTCTGGCCCAGTCAACGTTCCCGCACTTCGGGCTGAAGATACAATTCGGGGGCGAAAGCCGTGAGGAAAAGAACGGCTACAAGGGCCAAATCACATACTTCAACTACGAGATCACGGGACAGGAAGCCGTCAGTTATGACTACCTACAGAACCTTGTGGCGGCACTGGAAGTGTTCGGCAAGGTTGACGTGCGAGCGATAAGGGATTTGGAACTATGAAAACGACGAGATTTTCCAAGGCCAAGCTTCATTACAAGAAATGGGAGAGGAAAATCTTGAATCGTATCGTGAGGCGAGAAGGAAAGGTGAAACTATGAAGCTGATGATGGGATGTGATTTCGTGCGTGATGTAAACTGGCAGCCGAAGGAGTTTAAGTCGGATGCGGGTATCATCAGGTATGCCAAGAGGACGATGCCTGAAGACCTGAAGCGGCTGGGCTTCGGCGTCGGCCTGTGGCACGGCCCCGAGTACGTTCGGGCGTCATACGGCAGAAAGTGCTGAAAAATCTTCAATTTCTCTGGATTTCCGATGCCCTTCTGCAATGTAGTAGTGGAAGGGATTGAGACTATGAAAACGAACTTCAAGATTCCCAGCAGCCGAGTCAAGGAGATGGAGAAGGCTATTCGCCGTCTCAACAAGCACGCCCAGAAGATGGGATACGGCGAAGCCAAGGTCGTTTCGATTGGCGAACCCAAGGAAACCCTGAAAAAGCACATTATCGTCGATCAGGATGGCGAAGTCGCTCTGGACAAGGATTACGTGGTTCTGGTCAGGGACGTTGAAGTTGAGATTCCCGAGCAGTTCCTGAACGCTGCCGACGCCGAGTGGAAGGTCATCGGACAGGTTGTCCGTGTTGAAGGTAACGCCGAGGCGGTCGGTGAAACCAGCAGGCTCCCCGAGATTAACAAGTTTGCCGAAGGCTACAACTGGAAGTGTCAGACCTGCCAGCACGCGCTTGGCCGTGGTTTCGTTGTCGAGCACAAGGATGGCCGGAAGCTGATCGTCGGTGTCGAGTGCCTGAAGCAGTACACTGGCGCGGATGGACAGGCCATCATCAAGGCGATAGAGTTCGTGGCACTGTTGATCGAAGGTGAGTGCGATGAGCACGATCAGTCCGAAGGCGGATATGGCCGTCGGGCTTACCACGCGATAGAGTTGGATGAATATCTTGCCGTATGTCTGGCGGTCGTCAGGCGTGATAAAGGCTATCTGAAACGCTGGGTCGAAGACCGTCACGCCTTTGACAAGATGGAGAATGTTGATTGCACTCGGAACTGCGCTCTGGCTCATTTCGTCGGCGGGCGGACTACCGTGAAGATCGAAGTAACCGATGCCGACAAGGTTGCCGCCGAAGCATTGATTGAAGCATGGCTGGCGGCGGAAGTCCCCGTGAAGGAAGATGGCAAGAAGGACGAATATGCCGAGCAGTGCAAGTTCCTTGCCGAGCGTGGCTGGATTTCCGAGAAGTCCGCAGGTATCGCGGCGAGCATGGTAAACGGCCCCCGCGTCCAGAAGCCGAACGTTTCCCAGTATGTCGGCGAGGTTGGCAAGCGGCAGGACTTCCTCGACCTGACTGTGGTTGCTGCGATTCCGCAGGAAACCCAGTATGGCTTCAGCACGATTTTGAAATTTGAAGATGCGGCTGGCAATGTGTTGACTTGGTTCGCCAGTGGCAATCCGGGATTCGAGAACGGTAAGAAGGTGAGCGTAAAGGCCACCGTGAAGGCTCAGGAAGAATATCGCGGAGTGAAGCAGACTGTGATTACCCGTGCGAAATTGATTCAATAACTCTGGATTTTCAGCCCCCTGCTGCAATGTAGTAGCGAAGGAGAAACTATCATGGAAGTGAAAGCTAAATTGCTGAGTGAATGCGGAACAGAATTCATTCTCGCCGAGAAGACCGAGAAGGAAGACAAGTATGTGATCGACATCGAGCCGGGCGACTATCTGGTTATCGAGGTCGGTGCGAAGGTAGGAAAGCCCGTGGCCAAGTTCCAGCACCCGAATATCGCGGCGACGGCGAAGCGGGTATACGAGTTCAAGTGGTACAGGCGCGGCGGTAGCAAATTCTGGACATCGGCGGCAGGCGTGAGTCACTACTTCGTCGTTCCACGGAGCGCGGTGAAGCTGCTTCCCGAGAAGGGGCTGTCGTATATCCACGCCGAAATCAATGGCGTCAAGGTTGCGTTCAACGTATCGGGCGGCGGCGGCGGTGGGGTGTGGACTGATTGGCTGCACACATACACTCAGATTTCCGTCAATCACCCCCTGCGGGACATCAAGAAGATTGCCGAAGTCTCGGTGCGCGGCACCCCGCTGGAGCCGATCAAAGTTGAGCAGCTTGATCCCGAGAAGGAAGCCCATTGGAATCAGCTCGCGGCAAAAGCCGACGGCAACATGAAGAAGGAAATAGTCGGGCTGATCGAATCAGGCAAGAAGCCGCTGATTCGATTCTCATTGGGATACAGCTATGACAATCAGCATTCTGGAGAGGGTGTTGAGGTGCAGCGCAGTTGGAAGAAACACAAGATTGATGGCAGCAACAGCCAGTGGAAAGAAGACGGGACTGTTAAGAAAATCGTGCTCCTGATCAACGGTATGAAGATCGGAGCGAAACTGAATCAGATAGATTGGCATGCGACGGCGCAGGCAAACAGATTGGAAGGTGTTCTGTGACAAAGTTTGAAGAACTGATCGAAGCTCGTGATATTTTGAACCAAGAGCGGAGCAAGGCGACGAAGGCCCTTGAGGCAGGATACGACGCCGAATTACAAGCGGCTTGGAAGAAGAAGTTCCCAAGGCGGAAATTCGATTTCACCAAGAGCATCAAGGAAAACGCAGAAGAGCATAACGCTATTAAAGCGAAGTGGCAGGCTGACGCCGATGGGAGGTGCAAGAAATATCGGGCCGATTTCGACGACAACGAAGCGGCAATCAAAAAGGCGGCATTGGATATTGAGATACCAGTATCCAACGATATGGTTCTGTTCAAAACCGTGAGTTCCACTTCATACAGCTCGCAGGGATTCGGCACGCACAAGTATGCTCGGGCCGCTGCCGAAGACATCGCCGATAAGGCACGATCCTATGGCCTGAAGGTTGAAATCAGGGAGAGATTACTGTCCGAGGGAAGGGATATTTCTGGCTGGCCATACAAGGTGATTGATTACGAAGTGTGGGTCGGCACTACCGAGACAGGCGTGGAGATTCTGAAGAATAAGCCCTTGAAGCAAACAATGGCTGAATGGGTGCAGGCTTGCGATAAGCGCGGTGTTAACTGCCGCGTGTTTTCTCCTTTCATGTCTTACGAACTGGAAGAGAAGCTTCGCCAAGCCAAAGCATAATTTTTTGATATTTTGCGCCTTGGTGTATGGATACGATAAGGTTTGCCAGAATAGCCGAGAAGATTGCTACCGATGCCCGATCCGCCCGCATTGCGGCCCTATTGTGTGCCGATGTTGAGCGCAAGTGGGAGCCGCCAAAGGGCGACCGCAGGGAATGGCGCAGGAAACTGCCTGACGGCACATACGAATACCGCGACACTCCGCCTGAGCAGGGGGACGGCAAGAAGCCAGACAAGCCACAGCCCGATAAGGCCCTGCCGCCGGAGTATAAGAATCATGTCACTCTAGGGAAGCCCCAACTAGAGAAGACTCTTTCCAAAGGACACTACACGATTATGTCTGGCGGACGGAATTCCAATGATCCCAAGGAAGAGAAGATGGAACCGACAGATGAATTTTTCCACAAACGGCATGAAGAATTGCGGGGTGAACTGGAAAAGGCTGGCGTGAAGTATACGGAGTGTGTCGGCAACTATTTCGGCAAAGAATCCAGCTTCATGGTGTTCCACGATCCGCAGGAATTGACAGCCAAGACAGCGAAGTCCATCATGGTGCATCATAAGGACAGGGATGAACTGAAATCCCACAGAAAGTTCTTGGAAGGGCTTGGAAAGAAGTTCAACCAGAATAGCGTGCTTCACGGCAGCAATGGCACCAACAGGATGGTGTTCACGACTGGCAAACTAAAGGGAAAGGTTTGCGGCGGCAAGGGCTGGAAGGAAGTGCCAGAAGCGGAAAACCTTTACACCGACATCGACTTGAAGAAGAACGATCACACGAAGTTTTCTTTGGATTTGAAAACCTGTTTCGAGAAGAAGTATTTATGAACCGCTACGGCACGATAGCAGCAATAATCGCCGCAGATGACATCCTAAACCGAAGAATAATCAGTGCGTTACAGGATTGGAATCTGTTGCCGCGAGACGGCAAGAGAACGGCAGGTGCGATCCTGTGGCAAGCAGTGTTCTTCATGGGAGTCGCAGGCGCAGGGAAAAGTTTTGTCCGCACGAAGAGATACATGACGCACTTCGACTTCAAGGCGGTTGATCCAGACGATATACTTCGGAGACATCCCGACTACGATCCGATGAATCCGCAGGTTCTGCATGACTGGAGCAAAGAAGTTGCCGATGGCGAATTCGCAAGCATCATCCGCAGCGGCACGGGCCAGTCCGTTGTGGTGGACGGCACTGGCACCAATCCTGAAAACACCGAGAGAAAAGTAGAAGAGGCGCAAGCCCAAGGCTACCGAACTTATCTGGTGTATGTGTGGGTTCCGCTGGAAGTTTCGCTGTTCCGCAATCGCAGTCGAGATCGTTTTGTTCCTGAGTCTGTTGTGCTCAGGCAAAACTCGGTGATGCAGCAATCGTTCGGGTATCTCAGGAACAAGGTTGACCAGTTCAAAGTCATCCCGAATTACGAGGAACCCGAATTGAAGCTGGCCAAGGATGACATGGCCATGTATCCACCGCCGCAGAAGGTCAGGCCGCCAAGGCCGGGCGATCCGATGTATGGCGTTATCGAGCGGGCAGCATCCTGCCGAAGATAGTTGCATTATCTCTGGATTTCTCACGCTCTTTTGCAATGTAGTTGTATGAGAACGCTTGTGACGATTGATTTCGACTTTTTTGTAAAAGAAGACCCCGCATGGGATTTCGGCCACCAAGAATCCCTGCTGTTTCTGAATATGATCTGGGAAAGCCGTGTCGGGCTGGCAAACGAGCTGAAGACCGATGGCAACGAACGGGGCTTCTGGAAGTGGCTTCACAAGCATAGCGGCGTCGAGTACGCTCCGATGTGTGTATCCGATTCACACGCTTACGCTTGCAACATACATCAGAGTATCAACAGGGTTATCATTATCGATGCCCATCACGACTGCTGGCAGGGCGATAGTCTCGGGGTGGATAAGAGAGATCGAAACATATACTGTCACAACTGGCTACGCGAATGGCTCTTGCAGAAGAAAGGCAGGAGCGCATTGTGGGTTAAGCCAGTGTGGCCGAAGGACGGGCTCATCCTACCCGACGATATGAAGAGCAGGGTGAAAGAAGTCACTTGGAGTAAAAGCTTGGATTTGGGGCTACAGGGCTCCACAATCGTTCATGTATGCAGAAGCGGTTGCTGGGTGCCACCGTGGCTGGATAAGGCTTTCTTGGCCTTCCTGCGGGCATCTGGCAGGCCACCGGAGCGTCTGATCTGCCTACAGGACGGCGACTGGAATCCCCTGAACGAGCGGTGGACGGAGCAGGAGTTTCAGCAGATACTGGAGCGGGAAGCCAAGGTTCAGTCAAGGATGAAGACGCTGGTGGCAGGACAGATACGGGCATCGGATTTCCTGAATTGCAAAGTTGAAGTAAAAAAGTAGGAATAACTCTGGATTTATGGGCCACTGTTGCAATGTGGTAGTGAAGGAGATTGAGAATATGAAAAAATCAGGAATGATAGTCGAAATATTCAAGAACCCGATGTTTGCGCGGTGTTCCAAAGGTGGAATCAGTGAACGCTGCGACGAAGTCACGCTCCTGCCGAGCGCGGACTTCCCCGACATCCCCGAGTTATTTGAGCCGAACGAGAAGGCTCCTGCGGTGGTGATCGTGAAGCGTCACCTGTTCGGTGGACAGGAACCGTATCTTACGGCATATCCTGCGGATGCCGAGGGCAATCCCGACAGCGATATGCGTATGGCGGGCGGGGCGTATATCTCTTGCTCCGACAGTCGGTTCCCTGCGATATATCCCGTGCCGTTGCATGATAGAAAGGAATAACTTCACTATCTCTGGATTTTCCAGTTTGTGTTGCAATGTAGTGGTAGAAGGAGATCGAAACATGAGAGATACATTAGTCGGTTCGGTTCTGCAAAACAAGGATGTGATCCAGTCGAAGTCTGGCACGCCCGAGGAATTGCGGATGTATGCGGCGGATGTTCACGGCCCGCTGGCACTGGTGAATGCTGCCGAAGATTTGCTGGCTGGCAAGCATGTGGCCTTTGCGATATGCTCGCGGGAGCCCGAGGGCACGGGAGCGCAGCCTACCGTAAAGGAACTCATCGAATTGGCGGTTCCGAACGGGCGCAAGTGCGTTCGGTTCTGTGGCATCAATGGGAATCCGGTGGGCGTGGGCTCTTTCACTGTTCACGGTTCGGGCTTGCTCAGTGAAGAGGCGAAGTATACGCCCAAAGACCTGCCGCTGATCGTGGCTGCTATAGCCTGTATGCTGGCGCGTAATCCTTGGTACTTCAGGGTGGAGTAATAATCGTATGAAACGAGACTTCGATTACTACATTAAAGCGGTACGGGAAGCCGAAGAGCACTGCCAGAAGGGAACACTGGTGCGCGGTATCAACCAAGTTATCCGCTCGGTTCTGGAAACCCAGCGGAAAAGGGGCAAGACGCTGGATGAAATCGCGAACATACTGGACGAGATAGCGGGGCCGAAAAAATGGAGGTCGGTCCAAGTAGCGGGAACGAACAACCTGCGGGTGGCTGCGAAGCAGATTCGGGCTCGGGAGAAGCTTGTCCTGATTTGACAATTTTTTGATATTTTGCTCAACGGTATGAGACAAAAAACATCATCGCCTTATGTTATGAATGTGGAATGCGGCATGCGCCGTCTGCCGCTAGACATGCGTATTGAAGACTACGGCTTGGGCATACTGCCAGAGAAATACGAACGGGAGCTGGAGGAATACTTCGGCACGACAGATAAGAGAGTGATGCAACTGAAAGCTCTCAGGATGAAGCAGGTGCCGATCCTGTGTCCCAACAATGTGGTTGAACTGGTTGACAAGGATACGGGCGATATGTTAAGAAAGGTTGCGAAAGAGCTGGTATCCGTGGCGAAAGCCGTGCTGGCCGAAAGGTAGGGGCATGAGAAAGCTGCTCAGGAAAATAGCTGAATTTCTCAAAGCTCTCTGGGACAGTATAGGCGACACCGAGCCACCGCCAACCAAACCAGCATAGTTTGCGTTCAAAAAACTGCCTATCGGCGTATAATGGAAACAAATGGCAACCAAGGCACAAAGACTCAAAATGCAGAAGCGCAAGGCCCGTGCAAAGGCCATAAAGAAGGCGCACAATGTGAGACAGAACAATCTGCCTGTTCCTGCTGACAGATACTGGCTGGATGTGTTTTTCGATGGCAAATGGCACGCAGGGGTTATGACATTCGTGGACTGGGATGCCGTGCTGGCCCACAAAGCGGATACCGAGGCCCGCAGGACAAAGGGCGAGCACATCGTGGCGGGCAGGATTACCGATTTGCGTTCGGGTTCGGTTGCGATGGAAATAGCGCAATCCGAGCCTAAGCCGATGAAGGGCGAGATGAAAGACGGGATGGCTCCTGCGGCAGCGGATAAAGCCGTGCCGGACAAGATGAGGGAAGCTACCGATCTGGGTATCGGGTGAAAGAGGAGATTGAAACCAAGCGCATAGAGATGGAGGCTGGCTTGATGCCGTCATTCTGCCAGCGGTGCCGGGTTCCCTACGATGTGAAATCGGGGCCGATCAATTCGATTTCGCACGGGCTTTGCCCAGAATGCTTTGAGACGGAAATGAATAGCGTAAAGTCGTCCCTGCCGAAACAGGGAGTGGATTGAAACGGTATCGGGTGAAAATTGCTCTTTGAAAATACGGGCACGACTAGATTCGATCATCGGGATTGGAGTTGTAGCTGCATGCCGTGGATGACGGTTGGCCACGCTAATCACTCCGTCAAAATAAGTAAGTGCGAACACTTACCAAATGGCTGCTTAGGCAGTCTAGGAAATCGGGGAGATAGCCCAGCAGTACCCGAGAGTACGACTAATACTTGGGTGTAGGCTACCTACTGGCGTGGCGGTGTGTGTCGGAATCACCTAAAACTTCCGTCTGGTGGAGGGTGTAGAAATACGCCCCTAGTTGCCAGACTTAAACTGGCTACGCATGTAGACGCTGCGGTGACAACTGATGAGACGGGGGTGCGAATCCCCCCGTGTCCAATTAACGTCTTTGGTTCTAATGAGTTATGATTTATAGTGCGCGGTAGCAGGAAGGCCCTGCGGCTGGCTCATAACCAGCAGAAGATGGTTCGATTCCATCCTGCGCAACCCTTCACAAATACCTTCAATAACTCTGGATTTCCGCGCTCCTCCTGCAATGTTGTAGTGAAGGAGATCGAAACTATGAAAAGCTCGGTCAAGTATGTGGCCCTGAACAGGGCCGAAGGCCCGATCCGCGAGTGTAAAGCCATTGTTTACTACGTCGGCGACAAGCCGCAGGTGAATGGCGATCACTATGTCGGTGCCGAATACGTGCAAGTTCGGGATATCTTTGGTGCGGTGATTCACCAGTTTTCCAACTGGGGTATCTCAGCTCCCGAGCGTGGCTACGACAAGTGTGACTTCCTCGTGGGCTGGGAGAATGGCAAGGATTACGAGGGCCGGTTTGACATACAGAAGGGTGGCGTGGATGGCCACGAAAGCTTCTGGGCGTCTCTCAAGAGCAGACTGGAGTTCTACAGCCTTCGGCGCAGGCCCGCTCACTTCAAGGATGCTACTTGGCAACATCTTTGTAAACAGAATCGCGAAAACGGATGGGACAAAGAGTGTGCTGAATTCCTAGACGAATGTGCTCTTATCTGATTCGGTAACTTGTTGACTCATCCCTTGGAATATGTTTAACTTGTCTCAGTTTCACATAAAGGCAGGTTATCAGATGACAAGAAAACACAGCACAGATGGAAAGAACCGCGAGGTCTTTCAACCCTTCGCTTAACCTGCGAATGTGTGAAACTCATCTGTGCTCTTTTGCTTTTGGATATAGAGAATGAAAATCATCGTCGGCCTTTTCTTTTTCATTATTTTTTGATATTTTGCTCTTATGGTGAGCAGGAATGAATCCCCAAAAAGGAGAAATATCATGGCGTATAGAAAAGATGTAACCGACAAACAATGGGTTGATGTTGAAACGGCGAATGACAAGGGCGGTATCCCGGTTGACATGAATTCGGTACAGCGCGTGATCGGCAAGGCCGTTGATACAACGCCTTACAGGACGGCACATGCTGCTGCCAGTCAGGTAAGCAACGCTGGCGTGGTTATGCCGTGGAGCGACAGGCCCGACAAGTTCTTCGAGAATTTCCAAGGCCGCAGGACATAGCACCGAGCGGAGCCAAGGCATGAAGAATATTGCTGCTGGAATCGTCAGCATTGCCAGAGAGCTGATGGCGGAAGACGAGTTTACCGTACCGAAGCCGATTAGGCTCAAATCCGAAGGTTCCACGATGAACGCTCTGGCAAATGCGCGGATGATCGCTGATGCGGGATATGGATTCGCGCACGGCACGGTTCACTTCGATGAAGACTATGGCGGCATACAATCAACCGACGTGTTCTTCAGAAGGGGCGACGAAATAACATCCCACACATTCGTTGGCCTAAACATTGGCTACAGCGGGGAAGGCCCACGCGGTATGGCCGAGTTCAGTAAGATATTCGGCATAGGACTGGATTCAAACAAGATTCTCAGTCACGATTATCGGGCATCCTTGCAGAAGAAGGGTGCGTTCGACTTAGTTCAACTTCTGGGCTGAAAAATGCCGTTTCATAATTTTTTGATATTTTCCTCTTGGGTGGACAAGCCTATTGCGCAAAAGGCTGGCGGTGACGGCAAACGCTGGATGCCGCTGAGGGTATCGTTGATGACCCTTTAAGCGCAAAAAAACGAAAGGTAGGTGGAATATGGGTTGGGATACAGGGCCAAGTTGGCAATATTCACGATGGATGAAGAACTATGCCCGTAATGCTCGCATTACGGAGCCGACGGATGTGCTCCCTTACGCGGGCGAGCTGACGCGAATCAGGACTTTCCTGAAGGGAATCTACAATCCTATGACTTTGACAGGAACGAGGCCGTGGTTGAAGGATGTGTTCCAGCGAAAGGCCGTGCAGGTTCCGACGGATGTGGATTACCAGTGCGACATTGACCAGCAACCAGCGCATGTGCTGGTTGTGATGCTGGAGATTGTTGGACGGGACTTCAAGAAGATTCCCATTACGGTTGCCGAACAGATGGCGGCGGGCACGGTGTTTACATTTGCTCCTGCGCGAGTGTTCGGCTCGAAATACACCTACGGAAACGTGGGTGGCTCAATTGTTGGTGTTCCGTAATCCGTGGATTGAAACAGTTAGGGCGCGGCTCCTTGGCTTTCAAGGGGGCTCTTTGTAGCCAAGGAGCCCTTGGAGTGAAAATATGAAACAGGAAGAAATGATTGCACGAGAGTTGATCCATGTCGCCAAGATGCTGATTGAGGCCGACGAGAAAACTGCTTTCACCCACAAGATAATGGAGATGCTCCGCATCCTGAAGGCAGAGGGAATCAAGATTCGGACAGTTACCGAAGAGCCGGTTGCCGCTATCATTGAATTTATCAACAGGGATAACGCTTGGTTCGGAATCAACATCCTGAAAGAAGAAGGCTTCTCGGTTGAGATTGCTGGGCCAACAAGCATTTCAGTGGCGACTCTATGAGTGATTTGGCAAACAGGCTGGCCAGTATTTCCCGAAAGATCGTTGCTGGTGGCGGTGCGGGCATCAACTTTGAAAATGTGCGGATTGACAGGGCGTCTGTCGGTTTCAAGGTGGAGAAGGTAGGCGGTCAATGGCAAGTAAAGAAGGCGGGCGGTTTGCCCGATGTGGAATCGTTTGACGCACTGGGCTACATGGATGGCAAGCGCAACAACAGCGGAAATTTGTTCAAGGTTACGAGCTTCGATTTCGATATTCGGGATATTGCGAAGAATGTTGGACAGGTATTGTCTCGTTTCCCCGAGGAAGAAGGCCCGCTGACAATCAGCCTTGAGACATATAAGATATATCCCGCGATGGTTTTTGGCGGCTATGTTCGGGGCGAAATCAAGAAGGGCTTTGTTATAGATTTTGAAGGCACTGCTGAACTGTATCTTGACGGATATGGCCCGTTGGGCTCCGAGGTTGTGGGATATAGATTTGACATGCGGCTGGAGGCCACGAAGGAGGCCGAAGGTTGGTACGAGAAGATTTTCAAAGCATGAATGGTTTACCGATAGGCGAGTGCCTGTCGGGTAAGTAAGCCGATGCTCCAAAGAGCATCGGGAAATATCTAACACATATGATAGGAGGCACAGTATGAACGACAAGTTCATTCTGACAGTAAGAGAGCTACACCTTGGCAACATCAAGGAAACATTCCGAGCGGGCGCAGTTATAGAACACGATGCTGTCAACAACAGGCTTATCGTTGACGGCAGGAAGTTTGACGACACACGCGATCTGGATATCCTGAAGCGTCAGGCCCAGAAAAATCCGAAAAGTGCATGGATAATTCCTTTCTCGCAGGAGGCGCGGGACGAGATTCTTGGTATGCAGCCCAAGCCTCAGTCAAAGAAGCCAGCTCCCGGCGAGGGAATGCAGGTGATCCAGTCGGACGAAGACCTGACTGATCCTATTGACATATCGGACACTCAGATTTCCAAACGGAAGCAGGAAGCCAAGGAGGCGCAACAGAAAAAGGTCAAGTCGGAGAAAATGGAAATCATCAGGGGAGATGAAACCGTCGAAGAGCGGATTGCAGCCCTGAAGGGCAAGAATGACATCAGCTCTATCGCAGAGCGTGCCCGCCTCAAGGCAGTAGGCCCAGCCAGCATGGAAATAGTGAAGGATGACAGTTCGGGTCAGGGAGTCGGCAAAAGCCAAGTGTCGCTTAATATTGGGCAGGTTTTGCCATCGCCCGCAACGGTAGCGGAGAAGTCGGAGGAAGCCAGAGCGGCAGCCGAAGCTCGGAAAAAAGAAGTCGAGAGAAATCGCAAAGCGGCGGAAGTGGAAGAGCCTGCCGTGGGAACGGCAATCGAGATGGACAACAACGACACTGATGCCGACAAGGATTCCCAGATTGTGGCCCTGAAAGCCAAGATAGCCGCGTTGGAAGCCAAGAATAAGCCCGCTGTGGTTCGTAGTCCAATAACAACAGCTCCCGTCAGAAAAGTGACGAGGAAGGTGTGATATGCAGTTTGGCTATGAGTGCCAGAAATGTCAGAAGCGGTTCGACGGTGATTTTCCAATAGGGAAGGCCCCAAGAATCGCTCCGTGTCCGCATTGCGGCGGGCAAGGCAGGCGGGTCTACGAAGGCATGAGCATTTCCGTCAAGGTTGACGGACATTTTGCGCGGTCGTCAACCTTTGGAGAAGAGATGCTTAAAAAGAACCGACAAGCCGCAGAGAGGCAAAAGGGGAGGAAGGCTCCCGTGAGACTTGCTGGGTATGACTTCGGCGGGGGAAAGGTGGTAGAGGCATGAGGAAATGCCGCGATCTCACTGGCGACCGCTATGGAATGCTAACAGTGCTCGGCTTCCATAGTGACGCAAAGGGTTACAAGAAATGGCTCTGTCTGTGCGATTGTGGCAAGGAGTGCATCAAGTATGGCCATCAGATACGGGCTGGAACGGTGGTTTCGTGCGGGTGTTATCACCGGAAGCAGGCGAGCGAACTCGGGAAAAAAAGAGTACACGATTTGACGGGAAGAGTATTTGGACGGCTGGTTGTATTAAGCCGTGCTGGTAGCAACAGGTTTCAAAAACCCACTTGGCTTTGTCGATGTGGCTGCGGGAAAGAAAAGATACTTGTGGGAAACTCATTATTGACGGGTAATTCCCAATCGTGTGGTTGTATCCAAAAAGAAACAATGCGCAAGATTCGCTGGAATCTGAATCTGACAGCAGAGGAGAGGGCGACCAGCAGGAATCGTGAAATGGCGATCTCTGGGCTTCATTTGTGGAGAGAGGATGTTTTCAAGCGGGACGGGTATGGGTGTGTGGTGTGCGGAAACCATAAAAGCGGTGTTTTAGTGGCTCATCATAAGGAGTCGTGGAATAGGAACAAGGATTTGAGATTGAATGTCAACAACGGTGACACCGTTTGCACTGAATGTCATAAGGAATTTCATTCACGATATGGTTACGGCGATAACACAAAAGCGCAGTGGGAAGAATTCATTACTACAAGGAAGAGGAAAACGGCATGAACGAGCAGCAGGCGAGTCAATTGCCGGGGGATGTGGAAAAGATAACCACATATCGGAGTAGCGACATATATTTTTGTTCGTACCTAGCTTCGCTCGACATTCCCCTGCTGACGACGGAAACAGAGAAGGCCCCCGATGGCGGCAAGAAGGTGGTATTCTTGTTCCGCATCAAGGAATCCGATCTGCAACGGCTGAAGTCGTCTTTCTTCGGCGGCACTGGAACGGTGAAGGCTCGCCGCTTTGTGGATAACATCCGTAGTTTGAAGAGCATGACGCACACTTGAATCTTTGGAGCGCGGTGCCTGCCAGTCGATCCCTTTGCACATACCTGCGGCACTGCGCTCTTTCTTTCTACTGCATAATTTTTTGATATTTTGCACCTTAGATGATGACAGAAAGACTCGAAAGAATGGCCTTGAAGGTGGCCTTTTGTGTGCTGGCTAAGGGGGAGCCCGAAGGCTTGTTCGCACAGGCATTCTGGCAACTTCGCCAGAAGGCCAAGGACTTGAAGGAAAAATGGTCACTGGAAGCCAAGGAGTCGCTACAGAAGTCGCTCTTGAATGATCTGACAGACAAAGGTTACAAGGACGTTACAGCCGAGTTGAGCCTTGGCAAATACAAGGGCTCACACTTTGTGACATCGGCGCGGGTGAGTGTGAATGTGGGCACCGAAGAGAAGGCCAAGAAGCTGGCTGGATACTTGCAAAGGTTCAGCCCGAAGTTTGTCTTGAAGGATTTTGAAAAGGACACTGGCGTTGCAAGTTTTAACATACGATAACGAGATAAGAGGTGTGGAATGAGTTCATTCCCCGGCACGTACATACCCACGGGGGTAAGCTCGACACCAGCCTTCAATGTGCTGGTTGACACGCTGCTTACGCCGCGCTTGATGGCGTTTCGCCAGATACACATCCACGATGAGCAGGCCGATTTGTCCCCTGATCGGCTGACATGGCAGCAGACATTTGGCGGCTGGCTTACTGCGGCTCCGCTGATAGTCAGAAAAAATGGTGTTGTCCTCATGCCTGCGCAGGTAACAACTATCGACTACGTTCACGGGACTTTCCGTGCCGATCCTGTTGATCTGGGAGCAGACCAGAAGCCACGAGATGTAGTGGAAACGACATATCAGTTTGATTACTTCCCGACAGCCATACAGGAAGGGCTGCTTACCGCTGCCGTGAGCATAGTGAACATGACGGCAGTTGGGCCACCGACGTACTACACGATAGACACCATGCCGTCGAACTGGTACGGCGTAGTTACCGACTTGGCATTCGCCATGTGCATGGAGAAACTCCTGCTTGATTATGATCTGTGGCGATACAGGCTTCTCTTTGCCATTGGGCCGGGAGAATTGGAAACGGGCGGCGGCGATATTGCAAGCCAGCTCACGACGCTCAAACAAAATTCAGAAGAGCGGGCGAACACGGCAATGCAGAATCCGAAGTTCAAGACGGGTAACTATCTGGCTCCGCCGACGCTGTATTACTATCAGGCAATACGCGGGCTCGGTGGCGCGATCAGTGGCCCGCACGGCGTGCCGTTCTTGGGCGGAAAACTTCAGGGCTGGAAACCCACAAAAATCTTGTAGTAAAGGACTTATGAAGATTTGTGGCATATATCTGATTAGAAACACGATGAACCGAAAGGTGTATGTCGGCAGTAGCTCCGATATGCAGAGTCGTAGGCGGTGCCATTTCCATTTGTTGAGTCGTAACCGGCATTGCAATCCACACTTGCAGTCGGCTTGGATTCAATACGGCAAGGATGCTTTTGAGTTTACAATCATCGAAGAGTGCTCAGAGAGCGTGTTAATCGCAAGAGAGATGGCGTGGATGGAATACTATGATTCTATGAATAGGGAGAAGGGTTACAATACAATGTACCCCGATAGACACACATTTACCGAAGAGGTGAGACGCAGGATGGGCGCATCGAAGAAAGGTAATCAGTATTGGAAGGGGAAACACCACTCAGAAGAGACGAAGAAAATACTGAGTGTAGCAAAAATGGGCAATCAACATAATAAGGGTAATCATTGCTCGGAAGAGACAAGGCGTAAGATTTCCGAAGCACTTGTTGGTAATCCAAAGTTGATGGGACGTGTTAAGTCTGAAGAACATCTTCGCAGATTACGAGAAGTACATAAAGGAAATCAGTACAACAAGGGACGACATCCATCAGAAGAGACGAAGCGCAAAATGTCCGAGGCAATGATGGGTGTTCACAAGGGCAAGAAATTGTCGGAAGAGCATAAGATGAAATTGTCTTTGGCGCACAAGGGAAAGAAATTATCGGAAGAAGCGAGAAAACGATTGTCCGAAAGAACGATTCTGTACTGGCAGAGGAAACATAAAGAGGAGAAAAATCTATGAGTAACGAAATCACGTATCAGGCCCAGCTTTTGCTCCGCTCGGGCCAACTCGCAGATCAATTCGCAAGCGGGTCAAAAACGGCGAATCAGACAACGGCCAAGCTGATCCGCAATGTGCAAACGATACCGACAACGGTTGGCGGCACGGCATTGGAATTGGGAGACATAGCATCTCCCGGTGTGTTGATTGTGCAGAATCTCGATGCTGATGTTGTAAGTCCGCCGCATACTGCACATTTTGTAGACATTGGCATACAAGTTGTGGGCGTCTTTTATCCAGCCGTGCGAGTATTGCCCGGTGAAATTTGGATGGCACGGTATTCGCCCGGTGCCGCATCAATGCCATATGCGCTGGCAGATACCGCTTCTGTGGAATTGTTCTACATCATATACGCCACGTAGGAGATAATGGAAGAATGAACATTGGCGCGGAAATGCGGGAAATTGGCAATCTCATATCGTCTGCCGCACTGATTATGGCAGTGCGAAAGGAAGTTGCTTCTGTGATGAAGGAGGGGTTTGTCGTCACGGATGGCAAACATCATCCGACTGCCACGCGGTATGAAGTTGTAGTTCGCTGTGGAAACAGCAAGTGCGGCGAGATTGCTCGCAGGATAAAGGCTAATATCGTCAATGCCGATGTTGAGCGGATTGCCGATGGCGTACTCGGTGTAAGGACAGCGCGGCGCGGCTCCGTGTGTGCCAAGAGAATCAACTTCGCTGACACGATAATCTTAGTAGGAGACGACAATGGCTGAGGAGAAATCAGATGTCACGGGAGAGAGATATTACAGTGGCTCGTGGACGGCGATCCAGCATGTTCTTCGCGTACTGAATATCGGCGAAGGCAAGATGGACAGGGTGACACAGCCGCTTGTGAACGAATATCAGGAATCCGTGGACAGAGAGATCGATGGCATCCTGTCTGAAATCTATTCCGTGCCGTTGCGATCCTTCAACGAGGTGCAGCCCGACGGCTCGATGAAGCGGGTGTTTCCCGGTGATGTTGCGCAGGCTGCGAAATACTGGACGGCAGGGTTGCTTCTGCTGAATGAGTTCCAGCAACTCGCTCAGAATATCACAGATCAGGCAACGCAGTATGTTGATGAATCCAGAAGGAAAATCTTCTGTTTGAAACGGTTTACGCATCGGCTTCGGGGACAGGAGAGGAAGAGTAACTGGGGAAGAACAATTCCCCCGTCGATGCAACCACCAGCGATTGTAGAGAAGGACTATTAGGACAATGGATGATCGCAGAATAGAGCGCATTGCCAGCAAGATCGTGGCGATAGATTTTCCGACTCAGGATGCTTATGACAAGTATATGAAAGAGCATCCAGATGCAGACAAGTCGCTTCATAAGGTGGTGGAGACACAGCAGGAAAAAGGAAGAGAAGACGACTCCCCCGCTCCTGTTTCTGGCACCAAGTGGGAAGACATTGATAAGAAACAGGCAAGAATATTGGAGCGCAAGTTTGGAAAGAGTGGGTTTGCCCTTGCTGATAAGTTTGAGAGTTCTGGATTTGAAGCGAAGAATGTTTTGAGTGAAATGTCTTCGTTGAAACTGGGAGAACAGAAATCCGTTCCCAAGGCACTTGATTCTATTGATTCGTCTAAGGCATATGGAATTACAAAGGGCGATTTTTCAAAGGTCATCAGGGGAGTCCGCGCCGCCGAGTCATATAAATTTGATGGATATGAAAGAATGAATGGTTTGCTAAGGAAGGGGAAAAAAGATGATTCAATTGAAAGCTTGGAGTCTTTGATTGAATATGGCCCAAAGAATGAGTCTGAATTTGTCTATCGTGTATTCTCCCTGCCAGAACAAAGGTACAGGCAGATGGGCATTAAAGCTGACTCTTCCTACTCTGATCCGGCTTTTCTTTCAACAACAACCGATGAAGATGTTGCGCAATCTATCTTCAAAAAAGGAGGAATTGGGACTTTTCCAAGTGGCAATGTTTTGATTGCGATGGACATTGGTGGCGCAAGCGGATTCGGCTTGAATTTCACGAAAGAACGGGGAAGCGGCAAGGAAGATCAGTCGGAAGTTCTAATGCCCCCGAATACGAAAATCAGGATAAAGGCGGTGCAAGAGCAGAAATTCAAGGGCAGGACGATTATCAACATTCTCGGACATATCGAGCGAGAACAGAAAGTTGCTGCCAGCAACAAGCAGAAAGAAGTCAAAACACTTTTCGGTGATGATGTTGACGAGGTGATCCAGAGAAAGAGGCTGCATTCGCCGATGGTGTTTAATCGAATTGACGACAAACTGAAAAAGAAGGCGGGCGACATCGAGGGTCGGATACT